TTGGCTCGATGACGCTGACCACCTCGTAGTCGGACCATGTGGCGGAATAGGCTTCTGAATTGCGGCCTAGCAGCTTGGCCGGGTAGGTTCCGTCTGACTGCTTGGCGCCGGTGACTTGCACCACGCGGACTGCTACGCCTTGCACCTCGTAGCTTTCGGTCAGGTGCTCACGCAGCGTAGGCGCCATGCCTCCGCCCTCAAACGCCTTGAGCATCTTGCCGAGGCGCTTGATGGTCTCCAGCTCCAGCGAATAACCCGGCATCAGAGCGGACTCGGGAAGGTAACGGTCGGGTAGATGTCCCAAGCCTTGTAGTACGGCTTGGTATTGGCGGCCAGCCGGTTGGTATTGCCGTCCATTAGCACCGGCTGAGTGACTGGCTGCTGTCCAGGGGGATCAGTGAACGGCGTCCAGCGCGTGCCGTCCCATCGTCGCTTGCCGGCATCGAGGAGCACCAGCTTCCAGCCGAGGACCGGCCAACTGCTGCCGAGCTGCACCCAGCCGCCGGCGTAGCTGGTAGTGCTGGGCCTGAACTCAAAGTTGAGCGTCCAGCGCCAGTAGGCCACACCGTTCTCGTACACTGCTTGCGCATTCAGAGAATTGAGGCGGGTAGTTTTGGCGGCCAGCGAGATGGTGGCACCCGGTGGCAGGATCGTCAGCGTGCTGGCGTTGAGCTTGCCGACGCAGCCCATCCATGTCTCGCTGGGTGGCGTGGCGTTGTTCAATCCGATGGTGATCTGAGCACCGAAGCGTTGAATTTCGGCAGGTGGCAAGAAGTTGTCATAGGCGCTGTTCAGAATCGCATTGCCGGCAGCATCGCCGCGCAAAGCCTCGGGGTAGGCCACGGTGCTGATCTGGTAGTCGCGTGGCCTTGAGAGCGGTGATTGGACCCGGTCGGCGGGTGCTTGGCCTTGCTGCTGGGTGTCGATGGCCGGGTTGCCAGTGGCACCGGTCGAGCCGCTCGTACCACCACCGCCACCGCCGACTGCTGTGTCGGCGTTGTAGGCATAGTTGGCGGTGACTCGCCAGAGCAGAGGATCGCCCTGGTCTTGATCAACGCTAAAGCCGACACAGTAGGCGAGCGTGTCCTCTGGATGCACCGACCAGACCAGCGGCAGGCTGGGATGGCTGCCGGCGTAGTAGGGACCGTAGCCAGCCGAATCGGTGCGAACGAGGAACACACGCTTATAAGCGCGCTGGTAGCGCTGGTCTACCGAACCGGAGCGACCTTCAGCGACTTCGGCAAAGTATGTGTAAGCCATTCCTTACCTCAGTTTGGCAGCACGGCGATGGCTGGCATCTTGACGCCGGCCATGGCTGCGACCAGCGCGGCCCCCTGGCGAGTCTGCTCCTTGAGCTCGGCCACCATCTGATCCTGCTTGTCTTGACCACCGCCGAGCTGGTTGCGCACCATGGCCTCGACAGCCGCGGTGCTGCCGGCCTGCAGTCTTTGCACTGAAAAATCAGCGGCTGATGCCATCTGGCGTTGGGGAATATTGACAGCCGCCAAAGGAGCGCCACCTTTTGGAAGGCCTAGATCGTTGGCTCGGCGGATGTCTGCGGCTCCAGCATTCTTCTGCAAATTGGCGAAGAATGTCGTGATCTGGTTTTCCCTGGCCACCCTGTCCTGCTCGGCCTGCTTGATGCCAAGCTCATCCAAAAACTTGCGAGTTTCTATGAGAGCCGCTGTCTCCCCACTGAGCAGGCCTGAGACACCCTGCTCAAAGGTAATAGTCACTTTTTTGGCCATGGTTTCCAGATTGATGACTATTTTCTGGAACTCAGAGGCGAAATCATTAGCGGTCTTTGCGATCACCTCGGCGATTTGAAAAGCAAAGTCCCGGCTTTTCATGAATGAGGACTGCAACCGGTCAGCTTCACCGGCAGGACCGAGCGCCTCCAGCAGCCCTCTGCTGATTTCCTTGACTATCACGCTGATGGCTTCCACCACACCGCGAAGGCTAGACAGAAATGCCGGGATGTCGAGTCCGTCTATCAGTCCTTTACCAATGTCACGGAAAAGCTCAATAACACCTTGCTGCAACCGACTGAGCTGGCCATCGAAACTGTTGAAAAGGCGCTGCGCTGCCTCGATGGCTTCAGGAGTCTTGACGGCGTCCTGCATCGCCAGAACTGCGGTGCTGGCCTGCACCGTCTTGCTGTTGACCGCATCGATGGCATCCTCAACCGAATGGAACTGGCCGGTTACATTGCTAAGGCGCTGAGCCAATGCCTCGTAGACTTTCAGGCCGCTTGCCTGCATCTGCTGCAGCGTTGCCGCCTCCGCCACGCCAGACTTGACCATCTGGCTGATGCCGCCTGCCAACTGGCCAAGGCCACCCTCACCCAGCAGCGGCGCCACGGTGGCGAATGTGCGCATCAGTTTTTCGGCGCTGCCGGTATCGACGCCTGCCGTGGTGAGCTGCTGAAATCCTCCGACCACCTCATTGAGCGGCACGCCCATGTCCCGGGTGATCTGGCGCAGGTTTTCCAGGCTTTCCGCGCCTTTGTCGAAACTGCCGGCCAGCAGCCCCATCTTGACCTGCATTGTTTCCAGCTCGCCGCCGAGCTTGATCATCTCACCGACCGCGGCGATGGGTGCGCCGATGAAGAACTGCGTCACACCGCGCAGCATCTCAAACCCGGATTTGACATCGTTAGCGCCTTTTAGCGCCTGAGCCAGACGGCCAAAGGCCGAGCTGGCGCCATCGGCTGCCTGCCCGGCCTCGGTGGTTTTCTTGGCTGTCCTGGAAAGTCCGGCCTCAGCTTGCTGGCCGTTCCATCCCAGGTTGATTGCCAGCTTGCTGATGGTCGCCATGGATGCGGGCCCCCGTGGCCTTCAAGTATGTCAGGAGCGACTCACGGTCAGCCTCCTGCCGCTCGAAGCGAGGCATCCAGTCGCTCACCTTGGTGTTCTTGCACCAAGGCGCCGCGCTGGCGTAGGCGGAGATGGCGTTGAGAAGATCCTGCCGATATGGTCCCCACGGCTCGACAGCCAGCATGGCGATCCATTCAGACAGCTCGGAACTGGTCAGCCTTTCACCCAGCTCGGCCACCGTCATGCCGAGGTGGCCGGCGAGAGCAAACATCAGGCGGCGGGTGCTTCCGCCTGGTCCTCGGAGTTTTTTTCCAGCTCATCCACATCGGACTTGCTCAGGCGGTTGACGCGCATGGACGCCTCAAAGATGCGATCCATGGCGGAAGCTGGCAGTTCGCCCAGCGCTGCCACATCCGCATCGCCGAACAGGCGCTTGCCTTCCGAGTCGGACAAGGTGAGCACCGCCAGCCGGGCGCGGATGTTGACCATCTTGGCGCCGCCTTTCTTGTCGAGAGACGACGCCTCGAAGGCGTCCCGCTCGCTGGCGGTGATTTCCCGAACAAACACGGTGCCGCCCCATTCCGGCACCTTGACCTCCTCGACGCGCCCGCGGCGTTTGCCAAGGATTTCATCCCGACTGAAGCCCATGCGTCACCCCTTACGCGCTCACCTGCATCGTGACCGTGAATCGCAGCACATCGTCACCCAGGGCAACCTGCGGATCGGTCACTTCCATGATGTAGCCGGTGTAATCCATGATGTCGTCGATGGTGCTACCCGGCAGATCCAGATTCAACACAGTCTGCGTCTTATTCGTCTGGCGAGCCTTGATGACGGTCAGGTGATTGCTGGCGGTCGCCGTGTCATCAAGGTAGCACTCAAAGCTGACTTGGCCCGGGTCGATCCGGGAAGGTATCCGCTTGAGCACCGTGTCGGCCAGTCCGGTGATTTCAGCCATCGCCTGAGCCCGGGTGGCTCCGGTGATGCTGGTGGCGTTCAAGGTGATGCTGCTGCCACCACCCACGTCGGTCAGGGTTGCGGTGGTTCCCGCGGGAAGAACATAAGCCATGACTGGCCTCCTTATTCAGAATAGGTGCCGATTATCTCTACGCTGATTATGCGCGCGGACTCGTCCGATCCATCCTGGTAGACTTCGTTGGCGCTCACCTCGTCCTCTATCCGCCAATGGTGGATAAACAGACTGCCCACGCTGTGCCTTGCTGGCGCTGCGGCAATGGCCGTGGCGATCCAATTGGCTGTAGCCTGTGAGCTACTGCGTGTCTCACCGACCACCGTGACCTGCACCCGCTCCGTGGTCGCCACGATGGTGCCGTCGGTTTTCCGTTGGCGTTGTCTGCTGACCGACTGGTAGACCGCATAAGGCTGGCTGGTGTTGCCTTGGCCGGTCTGGTCTGGTGATACTCCGCCAGGCAAATAGGTGGCGTAGCCTGTGTAGGCGGCCAGATAGGTGCGCACGGCTTGACCGAGGACACTCATACCGCCACCGCCTTTTTGGCCATTGCTTTGGCCAGCTCCTCGCTGAGGATGCGAGCGGTGATCTCTTCGACCTGTGACCTGTTGGCGTCCAGAGCTGGCTTCAGGAACGGCTTGGATGCAACAGGCCGCAGCTTGCCAGACCGCCACAGCTTGGCCGTGAATCCCTTCTCTACCAGATGGCTGTAATTGGTCGGATTCACCGGGACCAGCACATTGTGCTGCGCCTCAACGCTGCGTTTCGGCTTGTGGTAGGCCTTGAATGCCATGATCTTGAAACCACGGCGCGGACCGATGATGGCGTAAACTGCGCCGGTTTTCTTGGAAGTGGCCACACGGTATCCAAGGCTCTTCTTGAGCTGGCCGGTGGTGCCGTAGCGAAACACCTTTTTGCCGTGATACAGCACACGTTTGCGCTTGGCCGGAACCAACGCCCTGGCAGATTTCAGGATCGGCGTGGTCGAAGCGCGCGCAACCCGGCGCAAGGCCGGGTTGATTTTCTTGCTGGCCGCCTGCAGCGCCTCGATGAGCTGGTTGGCTCCGGCGAGATGCAGGTGGAGGTCGCGTCTGGCGGCCATCATCCGTTTTCCTCCGCATCGATCTCCAGAGCGATGCCTCGCTCCTCCAGATCCCGCACGCCACGGATGTTTAGCTCACGGCTGCCGAAGAGGATGCGGTGCTCCGCGGTCACGTCGGAACGGTGGCGGATGGTGATGCGGTGGGTGATGTCGGCCTGCTGCTGATTGGCGAGCTGGCTCTCTCCCGCGGTGACAGGCAAAACCTTGCCCCAGACCGTGGCGTAGGTTGCCCAGGAGCGTGTCGGCTGGCCGTAGCTGTCCGTGCTGTCGGTGGCCGACTGCAGCGCCAGACGGTGCCTCAGCTCACCGATGATCACTGGTAATCACCCGCCGAATAGATCTTCAGGATGGAATCGACAGCCAGCGGCACTTCGCCGCCAAATCCTGGCTGAACCGCTGCACGGTTCTCGTACCAATGGCCGACCAACAGCTTGACGCACTGCACCAGCAAAGCCGGCACGCTGGCCGCCGCAGCGCCAAAGCCGGCCACATAGTCCACCTCGACGGCGTTGGCCTTGCCGTTCTCGGTGTTTGGCCAAGTGTCCATGGGTGTGAGCTGCAGCCGTGGCGGGTTGTTGTCGAGGTCGAGCTCGAAGTCGCCGCCGGCGTGCGTCAGGGTTTGCAGGTCGCCGTTGATGTCGTAATAGCGGATGCGCGGCATGGCGTAGCTGTAGCTGCCGGCGACCGCCGTCGTGCTGGCCGGAGAGCGCAGCAACTCGATCGGGCCATCGGGAAACCAGTCCATCGTCTGCCGGTATGTGGTGTTGACCAGCGTGCGCCTGGTCTGCCGCTCGACATAGTCGCGAGCGCCTGAGATCAGCGCCGAGATGAGCGAGTCATCGGTGCTGTGATCAACGCGCAGGTGGAGCTTCATGTCGCTCAGCGACACTGGCTCCACCGTCGCGGCTGTCAGTACCTTCAGCGCCACTAGCGTTTGCTCCGCTTGCTGGCCTGCTTGGCTTCCGGCGTCTCCAGTTTGGACGCCGGAGCCTCTTCCACATGGTCCACGCGTAGCGCGTACCCGGCTGCGACAATCCTCTGCGCGTCCTCAGCGTCCGGGTGGTCCCAGATGTCACCGGCACGGTAGGTGCCGGTGGGTCCGCTGATTGATTCGAGCATCTGGATCTTCATCGCCATGTACCTCGTTCCGCGTGGTTTCAGTCAGACTTAGGCCTGCACCAGGTGCTTGATCGCGCCGGAGGCGAGGATCTTGCTGTCGGTGCGAGCCCATGCCTGGAAGCCGACGGCGCCGTTGGCGGCGTAGAGCTCGTCCAGGCGCTGCAGGCGAATGTTGGCCACATCGCGGATGAGGAACTTGTTCATAGCGCCGAAGACCATGGTCTTCAGGCCGGTGGTGATGGCGCTGTTCAGGCTGTTGGAGATAACAACCGGGAAGCCGTGCACCCGAATCTCGCCGGGAACCCGGAAAGACTCCTGGAACAGCGGCTGGCCGTTGCTGTCCACCAGCTTGCGCACATACAGCCACACGCTGTCGTGCATAACCAGCGCGGCGGAAGGATCCTGCCGGTAGGCGATGTCGACACTGTGGATCAGGTCGAGGATCTCGCTCGACGTGATCGCGGTCGCCGAGGCAGTGGTCTTGCCGGCGGTGCTTGCGGCGATACCCTGCGGCTGGCTGGAACCGGTGCCGGTGGCGGCGTAGTCGGCCATGATGCGACCGAGGCGCTCGCCGAGCAGGTCGCCGATGTAGGCTTCCAGGTCGACGGCGTTGTCTTCCAGAAGCTGCCAGCTCACCTTGAGCGCCTTGCTGCTCATGGTGTAGGCGTTGAGCGTGATCTGGCCGAAGGTGGTATCGGCGACGGTCACCGAGCCGTTCTCGGCAAGCAGCTCGCCCTTGGTGCCGGTGTCGTCATTGGTCGGCAGTTGCAGCGGTTCGCCGGACTCGGTGCGCAGCACCTGTGCAAACTCGCGCAGAGGATTGAAATAGAGCAGCGCCTTCTCGATGCGCTCGATCAGCACGGTCGGCACACCGTAACCGCCGAGGCTGCCGGTCCCGGCCACCTGCGTGGCGGTGCCGCGCTGCTCAATTTCCTGACGGCTGCGGGGTGCGGTGTCAAACAGGCTCAGGCTGAAATCCCTTGCCCGCAGGTTCACCCCGATGCGCTCGGCGGCGGCGCGGTGCTTGTCGGTCGCGCGACCGTTGCCTTCGAGGAACCAGCCACGCATGGCCAGCTTGCGGTCGTTGTTCCAGGCTTTGTCGTTCAGATCCTTCACCACATAGGGAACCTTCACGTCCATCGGCGCACTCCTTCGGGTCGTTTGCTTTTCCAGCTTCTCCAGCAGGCTGGCGCAACGCGCGCCGACCTCGTCCAATTTCCTTTGGGCCTCGGCAGACTGTCCGGCCTCGGCGGCGTTTTCCTCGGCTGCGTCCGCCGGTGAAAAGTCCATGGCCTCCTCGATGGCGGCCACCCTGGCGTCGAGGTCGGCCACCGACTGGGTGAGCGCATCCATCTGCGCCTGTTGCTCAGGCGTCAGCGAACGGATTTGCTCGACCAGCGCGGCGCGCTCCTCGGTCAGTTTCTTCAGCTCTTCAAGCTTCGACATGTTGGGAACTCCTTTGACTTGAGAACCTAATTCCTTGGCAGCACGATGACCGTGCGATGCAAGCCACCGCGCACGCCTTTGTTCAAAGTCCATCTGCCGCAGGCCGCGCAAAGCGACAGTGGTGTCTTGGTAGGCCGGGATGCTGCAAACACTGACTTCGTGAAGGTCTATAACATGCAGCGTCCTAATGGCGTTGCCTTCTTTGTCCTTCTCCCAGGTGTCGCCACCCGGCGGGATCACGAACCCAAAACTCATCTGGTTGACAACGCCGCTGCGCACCAGCTTGCGTAAATCGTCGGCGTAGCTGACCCCTTCCGGCAAGTCGATCTCCACCCGCAGGCCGCGCTTGTCGCTGGCCAGCTTGAGCGTGCCGTTCGTGGTGCGTGCCAGCGGCTGGCTGGTGTTGTGGTCCCAGAGCGCCCGGATGTCGGCGTTTTTCTCAAGGCTGGCGTCAAACGCACCAGGGTTAATACGCTCTTTGAAGCCGCCGAGGTCATCGCTCATGGCCGGCGAGTAGACCG